GAACCGTACAGACATACTCAATGTCATTCGTGCCTTTAACAGTTACCTCAGTCAATCTAAGAAACCCTCTGAGTTGCTCCATGCCGTTTGCAATGATTGTGCATTGAGCCTTTTTGTTTACTTTGAAATCGGATATCTGCTGAATGTTTCCTCCGATTGTAGACTTGCCTACCTCAAAGAAAGCATTAAAGAACTTGTTATTTACTTTCGTGCCAGGTAGAGTAAAACTTTTTGACCAATCACTTGTTCTCTTTTCAGGCTCTCTGATATCCGCTATTTGGCGAGTTATTAGAATCTGTAAGTCACCGCCTACCTCTAATTGTAGACCTTCCGCTATTATTTCTATCATCTGCGTTGTGATTTGTCCATTGCACTTACTTCAACTTCTAGTGTCAAGTTAAACACCTTGTCGTTAACGTGGTATTTCCTTTCGTATTCACTCGTTCTGATGTTGACCGCTTTTAAAGTGCCGTCATACATCCAAACGTAAGGACTTCCTATTAACTCTTTTAACCAGTCAGCTTCAGACTCTGTAATAAAATTAGAGTTTAAAGTAAATCGAGTAATTTCGTCTGTGTAGTAATCAGTTTTCCAATGGCTTTCAGCATCGTAAGTGTAAGTGATTGCCGTGTTGTCTAAAGTGTATGGATTTCGATTGTACGACTTTCGATTGTAGTTTACACTTTGTCGTCTCAGCATATCAAATCGGAATGATTCAACGCCACCCAAACGATTTAAAAAGTATAAATCTACATTGTCATACTTTGAGCATCGGTCATCGATTGTAATTGTGTACGGACTTCCTATAGTAGTTCCTGCGGAATTCTTGGGTGTAATAGTGTATGACTTCGTTCCGACAGGAATACCGCCTGGAATATTCGCCCCGATAGGGAAACGAGTGATATCCTGAGCCGTGCCGCTAATTGTAGTAGAACCACTTGGAGAAAAAACAACATCCAAACGGTTAAGTACACCAGCGTGAAGAGCATAGAGCCAATCTTTTTGATCAATGTGAATTCTTTTATTTAGGTTGTGTGTTAAGAAGTTTGCAGTCGAGCCTGTTGCCATTCTGTAATCTTCTTCAGCGTAGTTCATTAACTCTTCAGGGCTTAAAGCAGCGTTCCAAACTTTTCTAACACTTTCGTTAGTTACTCCCGTAGATAACACTATCGGAGAAGTCGCCCCTGTGCTATACTCGTAGCCAAACTTTGAAGTATAAGCAAATACTGAATTTATGCAGCCACTTGCTGCACTATCGTTGTAGTCCCAATCGTAGCTAACGTAATTTTCAAGAACCCTACCGATGTTAAAAACACCCTTATTAGTACTATTGTAGTAAATAGGTGCTTTAAGCATTGTGATAGAAAACGGAACGCCTCCACCGTAGTCCTGAATTACGCAGTTGAATCTGAAATTGAACTGAGAATAAGTGCCTGAGGCAGATTCTGACACGACATAAATGTTGTCGTTGTATGCAGGGAGAAAACTTGTGCCTGATGTTGGTTGGTGCTTGAAACTTAAAGCCATCTATACATAAATAATTTTTACGTTAAAGTGTCCCAAATCAAAGCAACTCATTTAAACAAGCACACACATAGGACTCAAAACCTTGTTGTGCTGCCTTTTCAAGTCTCTTTTGTTGTTGTCTTTTTACCGTTATATGGAACGAAAGAGTGTTCAAAAACTCCTTTAATGACAAGTTAAGAATGATATCCCATTCATTACGTTTGCCCCCTGCTAATCGGTCAATGAGTCCAAGCCATCCGAAAGCATCTCCTTCATCTTCGCTTCCTTCTCCTTCAAATAGATTAGGGTAGCCTCTAATAACTTCGGATAAAGTTGAGAAAAAAAAACTGCGTAATTGTAGAAGTTTACTAACGGTAAATCTGCGAAGTCTTTTACCTTTTGCTCATAGTCATCTTCTTTCTTGCGTCCAAAGATATTCACGCTATAAGACAAACAAGCTATTATCTCAGGCAGCACTTCAATAGTGTCTTTCTTCATTAACTCCTGCAATTCGATGAAATGGTGAGCCTTCATTTCTTTTGCAGTCTTTACAAGTCTGTATCGTTTGCCTTTGTGCTTAAAGGTAAACTTTAATTTACTCTTAGGTATCTCTTGAAGAAACGTAAGGTCGATTGACTTTAATTTGTCAAGTGTCCACTGTTCTACTTCTTCGTAGGGCGTTTCAGTCAAAATAGACACAACCCATGCAGTTCTTTCAATAGGGTTGCAGTTCTTGTCTATCTCGTTAATTTCTTGTAGTTTTTTGATTGTTATATTATTCCAATTAAGCATAAAAAAATAATCCTTTCTTGTTGTGTTGTTTGCAATCCCACGCCAACGCCAACGACATTACACAGTCATCGTGTAGTCCTTGTGGTGCTGTATATTTTACTCCTGTTCGGGAATATTCAAATTCAAAGTTACGCATTTCATCAGCAATGTTCCCGTCAGGGAATCCTATTTGCCTTTGTTGTACTGCCATCACCAAGCCTTCAATGAGTTGTTGTTTGCTCTGAGATGTGAATTTAAAGCCTACTACTCTTGGGTGCTTACGTTGTAGCTGCTCAACGATTGGATCACCAACACCAGTAGAGTCTAAATAGGTCGGAGTGTTTCCGATTAAGTTAGAAATCTTTGTCATTGTCTGTGACCAATCCATTTGAAACCTCTCAAAGTGACAGACATTCCCTTGTTCATTCAGTCCAATTATCACCGTCCAATCCGTATATTTTGCTAAGTCAATGCCGTATGCTGCAACTATACCCGATTGGGTAGGAATTATACAGTTTTCTATATTATCGTACCCGAAAGGGTTTGAATTGTCATCGGCAGGTTCAGCAAGGTATAGTTCTTTGAAAACGTAGTCGGGTAGGTCACGCTTTGCCTGTTCTATTTCTTCAACGTCTAAGATTCCCTCTTTCGCTGCGTCATAAGCGGTGATTTTAAAGTATTCAAGGTTAGGTTCGCCTCCTTTGGCTTTCTCTCCTAACTTGTAAAACCAATTCTTTTTGCCTTTGACGTTACCGATTAGTTTGCATTTCCCTTTGGTTGCCGTCAACGTAGAACGTAAAGCGAACCAGGATTCCTCTCTTGCTCTACTTGCCTCGTCAAATACCGCTGCATAAACGTCATCACCGTATAAGTTATCAGGTTTCTCTGCTGACTTAAATTCTATCCGTGAGCCTATGGGTGTAGTTAGTACAAGTTTAGATTCATTGCTCTGGAAGAAGTCACGAGAGTTCACCTGTGCTTTCATTCTCCTGAATGCAATCTCTGCTTGTTGGTACACTGGAGCAACCCACCAAACAGCTTGGTTTTCTTTTAATGCTAAACTCTGTTCAAACAACCAAATAATATGAGACGCAGTTTTACCAGTCTTAGTTGAGGCTGCCGTAATTGTGTAACGTGCAGGAGAATTTAAGATGGCTTTCTGATAACTCGTTAAAAATGGTCGTTTGTAGTTTATTTGCATATCATGTTGTTGGGTTTACCGAGATGATACCATTTCGTTGATGTCAACGTTATGGTCTACATACTTTCTGTAACAAATCTATTCTCTTTTTGTTAATCTCTTGGATGTTGTGATGCTCGTTGCAGTAGTTGTAGTTGATTAATCCTACCTCTTTACTTTTCCCACTTTCTATCAGTTGAGTTAACGGTGTAGTCCAATCGTTATTTTGCACAAAGAAAACTCCTAAGTTGCTTTTGTGATTGGTGTATGGTTCTACACTTGAAACTAAAATAGGTCGTTTGTACGCAGCAGCCTCAACTATCTTCAACTCTGATTTGTATCGGTTAAATGTCTGAGACGTCAAGGGTGCTAAACAAATGTCTATCTCTGAATAAATCTCAGCGTACTTGTCAGGTGTTGTACCTACTCTTGTTTCAAACCAACTTGGGCGGTTCTTTTGGCTCTCTCCTGTAATGGCTTTCTCCATCTCTGCCCACATTCTACTATTTTCGTGATGACCACCCATTATAAACCTATAGCCGTACTTTTCGCAAATTGGTCTAATTTGACCACTTAACAACTTAATGTCTTCAACGTGACTTATTCCACCAACCCAACCGATAGTCGGTGTATGGTCTTTATTTGCGTTCCATTGAGTCTGTGTAAAGTCTACTGCGTTTTCAGCAATCGTAATGTTGTCGCCCTTGTAAAACTCCTTTATCTTTTCAGCAAGTTGTGGAGTCGTTACTTGTACGCCATCGGTATAGGTTAAAGCGTTCTTAACTCCATCTTTAATGTAGGCTCTGTAAAACTTGTACGCTGGGTTGTACTTCGGAAGTACCCAATAATCATCAAGGTCAACGATGTAAGGCACTTTGTACTTTGCGAGTATTGGAAGTATGTTGTACTGATATCTTCCTAACCAACGATTAAATATAACGCAATCGTATTGCTGATAGTCCAAGTTTAGCCAATCCTCGTGATTCAGACTTACATCTACGGTAATGTCGTGATCTTGCTGCAAACGAAGATAAGGCGTA